AAAATTGAATAATAAAAAACAAACTGATATTTATTAACATATGACTTGGATAGTAGTAAAACAATATTTTTTAACAGGTTCACAAGACCCTGAGTGGGCTACCAAACAACAATTTTGGAGTCAATTAAGTGGTTCTGGTGAAACTCAAACTTTTTCGTTCGATAATGAAACAGAAGCCTGGGAAAAAGCAGTTGAACTACAAAACAATGATAGTTCAGGTCGTAGATATAAAGCAGTTAAACTATAAAGGAGTTACAAATGGCTGAAGAAACAAAACTAAAAAGTCAAATGAGTGATGGTGAAGCAGTAAAATTTTCTGAAGAAGAACTTCAATCATTACAAGAGTTACAAAATACTTATGCAGGTATTTCAACTCAGTTTGGTCAATTAAAAGTCAGTAGAATGAATTTAGAAAGACAATTTAATTCATTAGAACAATCAGAAGAAGCGTTAGAAAAAGCGTGGGACGATAATCGTCAAAAAGAAACTGAATTAGTTCAATCTCTAACTGAAAAATATGGCCCAGGTTCTTTAAATCCACAAACAGGTGAATACACACCAGTTAGTGCTGAAGAAACCAAAAACAACTAAAAAAATTAGTATCGTATAACACTTTTGAGATTATAAGCTGATATTTATTATTAGTTTTAATTTCAACCAATCGGAGAAAAATAATGGCAGAAAGAATCGTTAGCCCTGGTGTATTTACACGAGAAAAAGATTTATCTTTCTTACCACAAGGAATTTCTGAAATTGGAGCGGCGTTAATCGGGCCAACACAAAAAGGCCCAGCATTCACACCGACAATTATCAGTAGTTTTAGTGAGTTTGAAGAGATATTTGGAAGTCTTGACTCTCGTTTTTATGTCCCTTACACGGCTAAACAATATTTAAAATCTGCTGGTACAGTAACAATTGTTCGTGTTTTAGCAATTGGTGGTTATCAAGCCGATACGCTAACACTATTTGTTAGTGGTTCAACTGGTGATAATCCTTGGCAAGACAAGGTTTTATCAGTTTTAGCCCCTACAAGATTAGGTAGTTCAGCCGTATCTTTTACAGGTTCAGTCAGTACAGTTGGTATTGACGGAACAACACTTGGTAGTCATACGGGTTCAGTATTACACTTTACATCTTCAACTTCCGCTCAAAGTTTTGAAAAAACATTTTCATTTAATACAGGAAGTGATGACTACATAGATAAAGTTTTACCAAGTGACCCACAAAACAATACTTTACCAGTATATGTATACAAGAATTTTAAATCATTTCACGGTGATTTATTTTCAAAATTAACAGGTAGTTTTGTTTCCGCAACAAACGAAGTTCAAGGACTGAATTTATCAGACGGAGCAACTGGATTTAATGCAGACGGAACAACACCTGCTTGGACAGGTAATTCTGATTACCAGTATGCAAGAACACCTTACATACAATCACAGAACATTGGTGGTTCTAGGTTTAATTTATTTAGAGTTTACACTCGTTCACACGGAAGTAATGTAAATCAACACTTCAAAATCAACATCTTAAATGTAAAAGATGCTGGTAGTGTTGCTGGTTCTGATTACGGAACTTTTTCATTACAAGTGCGTTCAGTAAACTTTAGTAATGACCCTAATAGACCTGACAATGATTCAGTAATGGAACAATTTGATAATTTAACATTTGACCCAAGTGAAACTAATTATTTCGCAAGAGTAATTGGTGATAGATTTGTAGAAATAGATTCAAATGGTAAATTAACTTTTTATGGTGATTATCCAAACAAAAGTAAACACATTAGAGTAGGAGATTTTTCAGATTTAGAAACTTTCCCAACTACTGCAGTTCCTTTTGGATTTAACAAACTAAATGTTCCTTTTGGTTCAACAGATATTGCATCAACAAGAATAGTAACTGCATCATTTAAATCAAACCAAAGTTCATCAGTAGCAGACTTTGACCAAAATACTTTCTATGGATTTGATTTTAGTAATCTAAACAATAGAGAATATTTATCACCAATTCCAAAGGTGAGCACATTAACTGGTAATAATGTTACTATGTCATTGGAAAATATGTTAGGTTCTGACGGAGCTACAGCAGTAGCATCAACTTTCGCAGACCAAACAGAATTGATTACACTTTCTAATTCAGCTATTGAACAAAGAAAGTTCTCAATTCCTTTCCAATTTGGATTTGACGGACAAAACCCAGCAACTCATTATGCTGTTGGAACAGACATTGCAGGTTCAAACACACAAGGATTTAATTTAAACACATCAGCTGATAGTGGTTCTATTGTTTACAAAAGAGCTATTAACGCAGTAAGTAATCCTGACGAGTTTGATATCAATATGTTAGCTTTACCTGGTGTAATTCACGGAACACACACAAATGTTACTAATCACGCAATAAACAAAGTTGAAGATAGAGCGGATACTTTCTTTATTCTTGATTCAGCATTGTATGGTGATTCAGTAGATACCGTAACAAGTAATGTAAGTTCATTAGATTCTAACTTTGTAGCAACTTATTACCCGTGGGTTAAGATACTTGACGAAAACACAAACAGACCAACTTGGGTGCCACCTTCAGTTGTTTTACCTGGTGTCATTGCATTTAATGACGAGGTAGCTTTTGAATGGTTCGCTCCAGCAGGTCTAAATCGTGGTGGTTTAGCAGATGTTGTTGAAGCACAAACAAGACTAACTCATAGTGAAAGAGATAAGTTGTATGAAAATAGAGTTAACCCAATCGCTACTTTCCCTGGACAAGGTGTGGTAGTGTTTGGTCAAAAAACTCTTCAAGGAAAACCAAGTGCATTAGACAGAGTAAATGTAAGAAGATTGTTAATCGCGTTAAAGAAATTTATCGCATCAACTTCTCGTTTCTTAGTATTTGAACAGAACACAACAGCAACAAGAAATCGTTTCTTAAATGTTGTTAATCCTTTCTTAGAGGATGTTCAGTCAAATAGTGGTTTAAGTGCATTTAGAGTGGTTATGGATGATACAAATAACACTCCTGACGAAATCGACAGAAATCGTCTAATAGGACAGATATTTATTCAACCAACAAGAACAGCAGAGTTTATCGTATTAGACTTTGTAGTTCAACCAACAGGTGCAACATTCCCTGAATAATAGTTAACAAACTGAAGAAAACCCCACTTTTTAGTGGGGTTTTTTTTATTATAAAAACTTTCAAAAAACTTTCAAAACATAATCAAATATATTTAATCATTTTTTTCATTTCGTTATATTTATTATTGAATATAAAACACGGAGAAATTTATAATGGCTGAACTATTAGACCCATCAGAAATTATGTTTACACCTTTTGAACCTAAGACACAAAATAGGTTCATTATGTATATCGAAGGTATACCAGCCTTCACAATCAAAGCAATGAATAGACCTTCTATTCAGTTTGATGAAGTTGTCTTAGAACACATTAATGTTAAAAGATATGTGAAAGGTAAAGGTGCTTGGCAACCATTAGAAATTACTTTGTATGACCCAGTAGTTCCATCAGCCGCTCAAGGAGTGATGGAGTGGATTAGAGAACATCACGAATCAGTAACAGGTCGTCAAGGTTATTCTGACTTCTACAAAAAAGATATTACTTTTAATCTATTAGGACCAGTCGGAGACATTGTTGAAGAGTGGACTTTAAAAGGAACTTACATTGAAGCAGCTAACTTTGGAGCTATGGACTACGCAACATCAGACCCAGTTGAAATTGCATTAACTCTAAAATATGATTATGCAATTCTACAATTCTAAGGAAAAGTAAATGAGTTATCCAATAGGTAAATTTAGTAAAATCTCAAAAATAACAGCAAAAGATTTTTACGCAACAGGTTCTGAAAAAGGTTCAACTGGATTCTTCATTTCTGGTTCAGTTCACGGAGATTCGGTATTGACTTCTCAACACGGAGAAGCAGTAGCCGCTACAGAATTTCAAACAGATACCGTATATGAATTAGGTTTGTCAAGAGTTAGTGGTAGTAGTGTAGTATATTTGTTATACCCAGACCCAAATAAAATTTTATAGGAGATAAAAAATGGGATTTAGTGAAATATTTAAAGATAAAAATGAATACAATGAAAAATCAATAATTGGTTTTATGTCTTTCGCAGTAATGACATTAACTAGTTTAGTTGATATGATTACTGGTGCTTTTGGAAGTGAATTAGTAATTCAAGAATTTATTTATAATTCATTTGTTATTATCACATTAGGTTGTTTTGGTATCGCAGGTGCTGAAAAAATCTTTAGTGGTAAAAAATAATATAGTTATTTAAAAGGTTTTAAACAAAAGGAGTAATAATGACACAAAACAACTTTCCTACGGAGTTTATAGAACTGCCGTCTAAGGGACATTTCTACCCAGAAGACAATCCTTTGTCAAGTGGTAAAGTAGAAATGAAATATATGACTGCAAAAGAAGAAGACATCTTAACATCAGTTAATTTAATTCAACAAGGAATAGTATTAGAAAAATTATTAGAAACATTAATAGTTGATAAATCTATTAGTTTAGATGATATGTTGCTTGCTGATAAGAATGCACTTATTGTTGGAGCAAGAATATTAGCGTATGGTAAAAACTATGAATTTAATTATACAGATAGTTTTGGTGAAAAAATTAAAGGTAAAATTGATTTAACTAAATTAAAAGAAACAAAAGTAGATTTATCCCAATATGAAAAAGGACAAAATATTTTTAACTTTACTTTACCTAAAACAGAAAGACAAATAGTATTTCAACTCACAACAACTAAATTAGAAAAACAAATTGCAGTTGAAGTGGAAGCTTTGAAAAAGGTTTACAAAGATGTAGAACCAGAAAATTCAACTCGTTTAAAATACCAAATTATTTCAGTTGACGGAAATCAAGATAGAAAATTTATCAATAACTTTGTAGATAATGAATTCTTATCTATTGATTCATTAGCGTTTAGGGAACACATAACAAAAATTACACCAACTATCGACTTCAGAGCAGAAGTTAAAAATAGTCAAGGTGGAAAGGAGACAGCGACGGTACCTATTACCGTTGGGTTTTTTTGGCCTGAGTCCCGAGTATAAACGAGATATCCACGAACAAATTTTCCAAATAATCTTTTATTCAAAAGGTGGATTTACTTTTTCAGAAATCTACAATTTACCCGTTTATCTAAGACAATTTTACTTTAAACGATT